TGATCTCCACGCCGACGCTTATCGACATGCAGACAACGATGCCCTCCTTCATCTTCGACGCCGAGTACATGCAGACGCCCGTGGAGCGTGAGGGGTTGCTGTACCCCGTTGACAATATGCAGCGGTTTGATGCAAAGCAGAAGAGAGAAGAACTTGCGCAGGCAACGTGTGCGGGGTACGTAGATACTGCTGACCGTGGGGCTGATAGCCTGGGCGCGGTATTTTGCAAGAGCATTGGGAACTTGTGGTATTTGACAGACGTCGTGTTCAGTTCGGAAGATATGGACATTACAAAACAGCAGGTTGTGAACTGCGCTGCAAGGCAGCACTGCGTGCGGCTTACCGTGGAGAGCAATAACGGCGGGCGCTTGTACGCAAGCAATCTGAGAGAGGCTTTTGGAAAGGCGGGGTATCCCTGCACCGTTGCCGATCGGCAGAGTACGACGAACAAGGAGACCCGCATTTTATCGTGGTCTACGTTCGTTATGCAAAACATCGTTTTCCGTGATGACTATCTTCCGGGGACGGACTACGATCGCTTCATGCGGGAACTGACGCACTTTCTCAAGGCTGGTAGGAATGCTCACGACGATGCACCGGACTCCATCACGGGGTTCTGCGAGTCAAACGGGATTGGCACACGATGGGCACAGCTCCCCAACAAACCTGCTGGCTGGTAAGGATGACTGAGGTGATGACGTGCTGACGGACAATCCACTCAAGATCGGTTCCTCCTTCTGGCCTGATGCAGAGAAGCCTCGCCTTGGCGAATATGTGCGAAACCGCGCGCTGTTCGATGGGGAGCACACTCTCGTTTTCCCGGAGTTCATCGAGTCGTTGCGTCCTGAGATGCGAGCACAGATATGGATGGTCAACAACTTCCATCAGCTCCTGGCGACTTTGTGGCCGGATCTTCTGTTTGGCGAAGCCCCTCAGTTCACCGCAGCCGACCCTGCGAAGCAGGTGTTTCTTGACCGCATCGTGGCTGAAACGAGTTTCGTTAACGTTCTGTATGAGATAGGAATTGATGTCAGCAGGTACGGCGATGGGTTGTTCAATATCTGGTTTGACGGAAAGCAAGTCCACATCAACACGGCATCTCCTGAAATTTGGCTTCCGTGGGCTGCACCAGCAGATATAAAAGACATCCAGGGGTGCGTCCTCGGCTATCGTTACAAAAAGGATGACCGCTGGTATCTGGACACAAGAACGCACACGCCGGGGTTTGTCCAACACGTGTTGTACGAGGTCAGCGAGGACGGCAAAATCCGCAAGGTCGTTCGCGCCGACGATATGCAGGAGACTGGAGTTGATTCACTCCTTGTCTTCCCCGTCCACAACGTCCAGACATCTGACCGATATTTCGGCTTGTCCGACTTTCCCATTGTGGATTCTATCTGTCAGGAAGAGGAAAGCCGCATGTCGCAGATCAAGTATGTCCTTGACCTGAACTCCAGCCCCAACCTCAAAGGCCCGGCGTCGATGGTGACGGTTGACCCTGCGGGGCGGGCGCACGTTCCCACCTCCGGTAAGTTCATGCCGCTGAACCCCGGAGAGGATGTGTCGTATGTCGAGTGGAGTGGCCAGTTGGACGCGGCGTTCAAGGAGTTGGACAACCTGCAAGAGAAGAAGTTCCAGTTGACGGGTATTAGCCCCGCGCTGTTTGGCGGAGACTTCGGCAGAGCTGAATCGGGGAGCATGATGAAGAGGCTCCTGATGTCCACGCTCCGCAAGGTGAACCGTCTCAAGATGCAGTTCGAGCCAGCAATCCGGCAAGCGCTCAGTGTGGCATCCCGTCTTGCCGTGGCGAACAATGTCGATGGCGCTGTCGAACTCGGGATACAAGATGTCCATATTTTCTTCCAAGATGGCATCCCCGTTGATATGACAGAGAACGCGCAGGTCTACTCCACGCTGAAGACGGCCGGACTCATCAGTACAAAGACCGCCGTTTCGATGGCCCTTGAAAAGGGCGGATCTGCTCTCGAAGAGGAACTGAAGAACATCGAAGAGGACGCGCAGAAGGCCGCAGACGCAGCGCAGGCCGCTGCTCCCGCCGTTCCCGACCAGAATGCTCCGCTGACGGACCGACTGAGTAATGCGCTGAAGAATGGACAGACGAACAAAGCTGCTTAGCGACGCCGAGAGCCGCCGGAAGCGGCTGACGCAGATTTACAAGGACGCCGAGAACGCGGCGATCGTCTTGCTGGCAGCGGCGCTTCTTGCTCCGAAGCCCGCCGGTGCACTGCTGAAAGCGAAAGCGTCTATCAAAAAGATAATGGGAGACGCCGAAAAGCAGGCGCAGGCGTGGTCCGACGACTCGCTGACGACGCTCTACGCACGCGGGATGATGGACACGAGCGAACGGCTCAATCGGGTTTACCCCGAGTCCTCGCCCATGCACCTTGCCATCATTGCTGCGCTTGGCGTGGAGGTTATGGACCGGCTGACGAGTGTTAGTGCTGCCGTTGACCGCAACGTGACGACGCTTCTCTCTGCCGCACAAGTCGGAGAGGCTGGAGCGGCATTCAAGAACGCGACGGACTGGCAGGCGCTGGCGGAGCAGTTGAGAAAAGACGTGCTGGCGAACGGTGTGACGGGGTTCATCGACAAGGCGGGGCATAGCTGGAAGGTTGACACGTACGTTGATGTCGTGGCGCAGTCAAGCGTGATGAGGGCCTATAACAAGGGCATCAGTTCAGAGATGCAGGCACAGGGCCTTGATCTCGCCCGACTGAGCGATGAGATTGACGAGAACACATGCGACGCATGTGCTCAGTGGGCTGGGCAGGTTCTTTCCATCACCGGTGAAACGCCGGGATTTCCAACAGTTGACGAGGCAGAGGCAGACGGTGTGTTCCACTGCCACTGCGTCCACACATTAGAGCCGCTGACCGAAGAAGAGGCGGCGCAGGAAGTAGCAGACAACGGGAACTCCGACCCGGAAGCCAAGGAGGCTTGATATGACAGACGAAGCAAAGACACCCGAAGTGAAGGGGACGGAACAGGCGGACGAGAAGGTAACGATGACACAGGCGCAGTTGGACGCGCTCATTCAGACTCGTCTCGACCGTGACCGCAAGAAATATGCCGACTATGACGACCTAAAAGCAAAGGCTTCTGAATATGAGAAGCAGAAACAGGCCGCGATGACCGAAAGCGAGAAGAAAGACGCACGTATCAAGGAACTCGAAGGAACGAACGCAGACCTTACCAACCAGATTACTGACCGCGAAGCCAAGGTGCTTCGCGTGCAGATGCTGGAAGAGGCGGGGTTGCCGACTTCGTGGGCCGAACGCGTGCATGGTATGACGGTAGAGGAAATCAAGGCCGATGTTGTTGAACTCAAGAAACTCATCGGTGTGAAGAAGTCTCCGGTTGGCGGCTCAGCAGCCCCAGCCGAAAACGGATCCCCACCGGATATGAACACCCTGATCCGGGGAAAACTCGGACTTTAGGGACCCTTTAAGGAGGGAGTAATGGCTGCATTTGATACCCATCCTGGCGATAATACATACGACCAGATGATCACTCGTCCGAACGCTACGGCGCTCATTCCCGTTCCCGTTCGTGACGCGATTTTCTCAGGAGTCACAGAGACTTCTGCATTTATGAAGCTGGCAACTCGTTTGCCGAACATGTCTAGCGCAACCTATGTGATGCCCGTTCTTTCCGCTCTCCCGACCGCGTACTTCGTGACCGGCGAAATCGGAGACGGGACAAACTCTGGTGCAAAGCAGACGACTTCGATGGCGTGGTCTCACAGAGACATCACAGCTGAAGAGATCGCCGTTATCGTTCCCATTCCCGAGGCTGTTCTTGCCGACTCTACTTACGATATTTGGGGGCAGGTCAAGGACAAGGCTGTCGAGGCATTTGGTCTCGTGATCGACAATGCCGCGATCTTCAACGTCAATGCCCCGACCTCATGGCCGACTGGTATTGCTGCAGGCGCCGCAGCGATGATCACCAATACGAACAAGACCGTTCTTGGTTCACTCGGCGATCTTGCGGACGACATCGGCGGACCCCTTGGCCTTATGGCACAGGTCGAAGCCGACGGTTACGACGTCAATGGGTTCTACGGCTCTCTGGCAATGAAGGCAGCGTTCCGTGGCATCCGCGATGCAAATGGTAACCTGATCTTCCAGCCTTCCATGACCGCAGGAACTCCTTCTTCGCTCTATGGTCAACCCATTGAATACGCACGCAATGGCGCAACTCTTGGAACGACTCTCCTGATCGCCGGTGACTGGAAGCAGGCTGTGTATTCCATCCGTCAGGACATCACCTACAAGCTTCTGACTGAGGGCGTCATTCAGGCCGCAAACGGCGACATTTCCTACAACCTTGGTCAGCAAGACATGGTTGCTCTCCGCATTACGATGCGTCTCGGCTGGCAGCTCCCCAACCCCCTCAACAGACTGAACGCAGAGGGAACGATTCCTTCGACGACTCGCTATCCGTTCGCAGTTCTGACCTCTTCATAAGGAGGGTTGTATGAGCTGGTATCCTTTCAATCCTGCTACTTACCGCACGATCAAGGTGACGGCGGGGTCCATTGACCAAGCATTCGTGGCGCACGAGCATATTGTGGCCGTGCTTGGCTCGACGCTCTCCCCTCTTGCTATCGTTACGCTTACGACCCCGACCGTTCATGCAGCTTCCACCACGTTCCTTGTCCAGCCCGACGTTCCTCGGAACCTCGTCCTGACGGGCAACGCAGGAGCGAACGAGGCGGTCACGGTGAACGGTCTGGCTGCCGATGGCGTGACGGCCGTTCAGGAAGTCTTTACGCTGAGCGGAACCGACGCACAGGTCGGAGCAAAGGCGTTCAAGGCTCTCACGTCCGTTACCTATGCAGCGGGCACGCACACTTGCGCGTTTGTCTGTGGTAACGTTCTCGGTCTCCACGCGAAACTTGACGGGAACAACATCAAGGTTGCATGGAACTTCAACAAGACCGCTGAAACGGGAACGCTGGCAGTTTCTTCCTCCGTTCTTGCAAGCAATACCTACGCCCCCGCTGGAACACTCAACGGGACGGCGCCGGTAGATCTCTGGTACTTAGTCTAATCGAGGATCGAGGACCGGGACACGTTGCACACCTCTAAGGCGCAACCTCTGCCGGTTCACACCGCTCTGCGTCCGGGGCAATCGGCTTGACGCTGGAACCTAACAAGACCAGCGTCTCTTTAGGAGGTGATGTCCCATGATGGTGAAAATGCTCGTAGATACCTCAACACCAGCGAACGGATATGTCCATGCAGGAGACGTGGTTAACGTTGATGAAAAGACTGCTGAACGGTGGGTAGATCATCACATTGCTCAATTCGTCAATTCCGAACCTGACGAACTTGCGAAAGACGAACCTGACGAAGCGAAGAAAGTTCCTGTTCTGAAAAAAAAGAAGGGCAAATGAGCGCCTATCTTACGGTTGCTGAGGCTGCGACCTACTTCTCCACAAGGCTCTATACGAAGGAGTGGGTCGACGCAACGACGCAGGAGAAGCTTGCAGCACTCACGATGGCGCAGGCTGCCGTGGACGCACAGCCGTATATCGGCATCCGTGCCTCGGTGGTACTGGCACCGACCTACGGGTATCCGTCGACGGACGTTAATGCCTTCCCGAGATACTACGAAGTGCGGAGAGACCCATTTTACGGGACTGGTCCTGCGTTTGAGACGATCCCCGTCACAGACCTCATCGTGCCGCAGGTCGTGAAAGATGCCGTATGTGAAGAGGCCCTTGCGCTCTTACGGTTCGGCGATTCAGAGCGTGTCCGTTTGCAGGGGCAAGGTGTGACGTCCGCTTCTCGCGGTGATCTTCACGAGGTCTACGCGCCTCGCAGCGGGCTTCTCAGTCCTGAGGCTCGCGCTCTCTTGCGCCCGTGGATGATGGGCGTGGTTCCGCTGACGACGTGACCTTTACTGTTACCGTCGATCCTGCGAACGCCTTTGGCTACCGGCTGGATCAGTACAAGGGCTTGCTTATGTCTGATGTGGCTGAGGCATTGAAGGCTGGCGCAAGTTTGGTGGCCGCAACAGCGAGAGCCAATATGCAAGCTAACGGCAACGTTGATACGGGAGCCTTGAGCGCTTCTATTAACACCTTGAACGTGGAGCAGGACGACGTTCACGCGCTTGTCGAAGTCGGTCCGTCCTTGACGGAAATGCACCCTGCGCGTTTCAATCCTGTGAAAACGTACAACGACATAGGGGCATTTTTGGAGTTTGGCACTGGCCCCGGAGGCCCTTGGTCTTGGGGCGGTGTTGCAGGGTCACGCTGGGAAGGGTTCTTTACGCGGAGCTGGACAGGAAATGCCGCGTACCCGTTTATGACTCCCGCGCTGACGACACAGGCACCGGCGATCGTCGATCTCGTGGCGCAAGCAGTCTCTCGGAGGTGGTAATTTGACCGTCAGAGAAATCATTGTTGAAGCAATGGCTTCGGTTATCACCCCTACTGATGCTACGAGTATAAGCCCATCGCTTCCCGTAGTGTACTTGTTCGTCACTTCCACATCGGCAAAGAAGTACGGCTATGAGACGACGCTTCAGTTAGCGGTGGGCGAGACAACGCAGGAGAAGCTGGAAACACTGTACGACGACATTTATGCGGCAGTAGGAACAAGAGTGACGGCTTCAGATGGTACGGTTCTGCCGCTTGTGGTTTGGGATCACGGGCAGCCCACGTTGATGCTCGACAACAGTTGGGGCCGACGTTCGACCCTGAAAGTAGTACACGAAACTATGGAGGCATAGCATGGCAGTATTGGCGGTTCAAGTCTTCAGCAGGGACACGCCGGCGCAAATCTCACCCGCCGCAACATTGGTGGCCGACCAGGACCTTCTCATGTCTGGAAGCGCCAATATTGCCCTTCTTGTCTACAACGGAGACGGGAGTTCAATCGTTGTGACGGTCGAGGGGCAGGGGCTTTGCGAGTACGGCGTGGCGCACGATCTCGTTGTGACCATTCCGACTCATCAATGGTTCTTGTTTCCCCCATTGACTCCTGCAAGGTTTCAGGAACCGACGGCGAAGACCGTAAAAGTTACAGCGACGGGGACCTTGACGACGAGCACGATTTCAGCATTGCAAGTGAAATAGGGGGACAACATGGCAGCGAAGATTTTTTCAATCACCACAGGAAGCGCCGTCGGTGCCATCACTGGCATCATCGTTGGCGACGCGACCTTGGACGGGAAGGCTGGCTCAGTCAAGGAACTTGTCGGCAATCCTGGCACAGGGATCGAGGACACGCGTATCGGCGAAGCCACCACGCAGACGCTTTCCTGCAACTTTGCAATTGCGGCAGGCGACGCGACAACTCTCCAAGCACTTGAACCCGATGGTACGACAGCCGTGACGGTGACGGCTGGAACGCTGACCCTTGCTGGTTATTTGACACACTGGGAGTGCAAGTTCGTAAAAGATGACTGGGCAGTTTGTTCGTGCACAGTCACGAAGGACGGCGCGTAATGGCTACGGACAGAGTATTCGGTATCGGCTCTTCAACCTGCACACCCATTACTGGCCTCGTTGTCGGCGATGCAACGATCACGTGCGACATTGGGGATATCAAGAAGTTGACGGGCAACCCCTTTACTACCATCGTTGAAACTCGGATGGGGACACCCTACGTTCGTAAGATGTCTCTCACGGGTGCATACGAGTCGCACACGCTCACACAGGCCCTCCTCGGAACAGAGGTGACGCTGAGCGTCAGTTCCGATACAACCAATCTCGGCTTGAACGGCACCGCTCCGTCTGACACGATTTCGCTTACGGGAATGTGCACGGAATGGAGTTGCAAAGTGTCGAAGGATGATTGGGCCGTTGTGTCGGTGACGGTGGAGGCCAAAGGGCCAGACCCTGTAGCATGACGGTTGAACAATTAGCGCGGCGGAATGCTGCATCGTAGTATTTTTCATCGTCAGTCAGATGGTCGTGGAATGGCGCAGATCAATGCGCTGGCCGGACAATTCCTGACCGAAGACTGGACGTAAAAGGAGCGTGAACCTATGAGGTATTCTCTACTTGTAAATTACGAGAAGTCGTTTAAGCGCACGCCGTTTAAGGCAGTTGAGGATGTTGCCAGCCTCAGCGCCGACGAGCAGCGCTGGTTTGTGTGGGTTCTTAAAGCGAAGGATGAGCCTGAGTTGAAGATTGCAGATGTCGAAGGGTGGACGGTGGCAGAACTCACGGAGGCCATCAGTGATTTTTTCGGCGGGATAGCGCCCTCGATCCCATCCTAGCAAACACATACCGCGTCTTCGGACAGATGGGCTGGAGCAAGGCCGACGTGGATGGTTCCGACTTCTTTGAGCTGATTGACATCCTTGAGAGCGGCAAAGAGAAAGGCCCCGTCCCTCTCGGTGAACTGAACGTGGAAGGCATGGACTTCGACGCAATCAAGAAGGAAATGCAGGAGAGTGGCAAATGGCCTCAGACCAGCAGTTAATCATACAGCTCCAGGCGCAGATTGGGGACGTTCTCGCTCAGTTTGATGCGGTGACTGCTGCCGCAACGAGTATGGGCGGGAACATCCAACAACAGATGGTCGCCACAGCAAATGCGTCGTCAGCTGCGTGGGCTTCTGCTATTGCAAGCCTTAAGGCACAGGGCAACCCCATCATTATGAACAATGACGTCTTCGCCACGGTTGGCTCGTCTGCACAGGCGTCTGGTGTTGCTGCGACCACGGCAATGGCAAAAACAAGCGCTGCGGTGAAGTCCGTTGTCCCTCCCGTGAACGCTTTAGGTAATGCGTTCAAGGCGGCACTTGGCGTGGTGGGTGTCTATTCCGTTGCTCAGATCACGATGAAACTTAAACAGTTTGCCACTGAGGCGGTCAGCGCTTTTACACACGCAGATGCTGCGGCGAAAGAGTTTGAGGGGATGCTGCAAGAGCGCGGAGTGTCTATTGCTAATTCTTTGAAAGCGTCAACCGCCGTTGCAGCAATCGGTGGCGCCGCCGGTTTCGAACCTGAGGCCATTCAGCAAGCCATGACGAATACCATTACGAAGCTTGGTAGTGGCACGTTTGCTACTCAAGGTTTTGCCATAGCGATGGACGATGCGCGTATCAAGGGGATTTCCCTTGCGACCGCCGTTCAGTCCGTGACGATCGCTGCTGAAGGCTCGCTCAAGGCGCTGCGTCAGTTCGGCGTCACGCAGACCAAAGATGTCAACGGCAACTTGAAAACGATGAGCGAGTTGCTGAAAGAGATGGCGGCAAACATGAAGGGCGGCTTGGCGACGTACCTGCAAACTCCCCTTGGCATGATTGACCGTATGAAGGTCAGCTTGCAGGAGTTGAAGGAAAGTATCGGTGGTGCGCTGACAAATGCTTTTGCGCCCGTCGCACAGATGACGACAGGCTTTGCAACGGCGTTAGTTGCCATGATTGCAACATCTGACTCCGCAGTCCCCGCTCTCAATCAACTTGCGGTTTCTGGTGCGAAAATCGCCAAGTGGTTCTATGACGCGGCAATAAGCATGAAGATGTTTGCCGTTAGTACATATATTCCACTTAATGCTCACGACACAAAGGTCAAAGAGGACACGTTCCAGCGACTGTATAACGCAAAGCAGGATGCGGATACCGCCGCGAACAAGGTCATTGAAAACCTTACGACGGCAACTCCGGCAAGTACCGTGACAGATTATCTGAAGCAGTTGTCAGACCTCTTGAAGGGGGTCATAAGTAATTCAGACGCGGCTACGGCGGCGGGAGTCCAGACTGCCGCAGCATGGGAAGTCGCTTTTGCCCCGCTTACTCTCCTTTCGGGGAATATTCCTCAACTTGCAAAGTACATCGGCAACCTCGCTTCCAACTTCGTCCTGCGTTCCAAATTGGACATTACGGTGAACGGGACGCCAGGTTCCGTGTCGTCGGGGCAGAAAGCGGTGGATGCAGCATACCAGACTGCTCTTGCCAAGAATCCCCATTGGGACAATTTGGGCGTGGGGAATCATGGCTCGGGTGGCTACTCGCGGATTCTGAACACGTCGGGTCTTGGAGGAAGATAACATGGCGCAGTCAAACGCGATAACGAATAGCGACTTCAGTGCGAATGGCGTGGCGATTCTCAAAGATTCCGGCGCTTATCCTGTCCAGGAGGGGTCTACGGATGAGGGGATCAACGGGCTTATTCGCTTCACGCGCATATCGATGAAGCGCGATCTCACGGTGGAGTTCCGAAGTGAAGCGGCACTCGCTGGCTTTATGGCGTCCGTTGCGGCGAGCGCAGATGCAGGGTTGCTCGTCAACTACAATGGGACGGATTATTACCTCGACAGCATGAGTTGTTCTTCCACATGGGGCGGCTTTGGGTCTGAAGATACAAACACAGTCTGGGAATATGACATCAGCCTCAAGCGTCCGGCTAATCTTTCGGACAGTTCGACCGGGCACAATAGCGGGCACATTGTCTGGGATACATAGTGGATAATTTCAAAACTGTTCCCGTCCCCACAAGTATCAGTATCTGGGCAGGGAATGCCGGAGAAATAGTCCTCGGGACGGGAGAGGTTGGCGCTCCGCAGCGCGTCGTCACCAATCTCACCTACAGTGGCTCGTTCTTCGGTGGCGGTACGGCGTCTATTACTTTATGGGAGCCGGTAGCGGCAGACACGTTTCCAAAGTACGGCGGCGGCGTGTGGCGCATAAAAGTGAACAACGTGGACTGCTTCTGCGGCTTTCTCGATACATCCACTGCCCAGAGAATCGGCGGGGGGTATATGCGGACGTTCAACCTCGTTGACCTTCTCACCGCATGGGATTTGACTCTGAACGACATCCTGCCACACGGGGCAACGACCGAAGCGCCGATTGCCGACACGCTCAGTACCGTTTTGAATTACATGATTGATACGGTGGAGCCGATGAGCGGAATCTCGTTCAGCGGAACGGTGCCAACGACAACGATAACTGTTGACGAGCAGTATTCGGACAAGGTACTCGTGATCTCGAACAGCACTTACCTTGCCGAGATTCAAAAACTCGCGCTCGTCCTCGGCGTGACGCTCTACCAGAACCCGTCGCAGAATACCATCACATGCGCCAACGCTCTGACTCCAGGGTTTCCCGCTATTGATTCAATGGAGAGCGAGCGGTTCAAAGAAGCATCGTTCGACGTGAACTACAGCACGATTCCCGCGACCGTGATGGTTCTCGATGATGTCACCCACGTAGCAGACGCTTACGGAAAGTATGGTGGCGACGGGACCCTGACGAACTTCACGATGACGGGCAGGAACAATCTTGCCTACATGAGTTGTATTGGCATGGACGATACGAAGCTGGGGGCAATGGCTCAGAACGTCTACGATGTCTCGCGCCACGCCTCCCAAGTCCTGACGTTCACGTATGCGGGGTTAGAACCCGACAAGACAATGCTCGGGAAGAGCTTTGCGTGGACGGACGTGTTGGGGCAGGGAGCAGACAATCTCGGGTACACCGTTTCAGGGTTCACCGTGAATCTGACAGCAACGAGTGTGTATACGACGATTGAGGCATACAAGGCGACATGAGCGGCATGAGGAACGAGATGGAGCGGCTCATC